GCATCCGCCCCCTCGGTGGGATATTAATCCTGCTATATCCATCACCACAAGCTGGAAGGCAGTGACTTGACCATTGAAACCATTGTGGACGGAGACAAAATTACGTATAAACGTAATGACTCCGTGAATACTCCTGGTTTTCAGGATATAAAAGCCTCTGGCGCTTTCTTGCCTGCGCAACCGCACAGGTTTGAAATTGCTGAGCAGTATTCACAAACCGTCGATACTTACAATGGACCTTACAACGAGTGGGGTTACTCACTCGGGTCCCGCGTTCTCGACGGTGGTCACAGTGGTTCCTATACCCGTGCCGGTGTGGGATCTGTAAAGATCCCGAAGTACACCGACTTGGAGGCTAGGGTCGAGTCAAAACTTCTCAACAAGGTACGCAGTATCGATTTAGATCTCGGTATTGCGCTCGGAGAATATCACGAAACCGCGATGTTCGTCCGGGATGCCATGTTGGTAACGTCCAGGGCTATTCGTAGCCTAAGACGGGGAGACATTCCTGGAATGCTTCGTCACCTTACATTTGGTGATAAGAAGGTGCGGAGAAAACTCCGCGACATTCCAGACTTCGGCTCCCAGAAGCTGCTTGCCTTTAACTTTGGCTTCACGCCCCTCGCAAATGACGTGGTTGCTGCGTGCAAACTTCTCGAGGAAGGGTTAAAATCCGACCCCGTGATAGTTGTGCACAGCTCCGCGTCAGAGGGTTTCTACGGTGCCAAGGCCACTTCGTCCGGTACAGCCTCTTTTGAGGTCTCAGGTGATATCCGTTGTCACGGAAAACTCACCTACAGTATCGATGACATGACCTGGTACACCCTAGAACAGCTAGGTTTAACGAACCCGGCTGCCGTGGTGTGGGAATTGGTTCCTTTGTCCTTTGTTGTGGACTGGTTCCTCCCAATAGGAAACTTCATCCGAAACATACAGCCGCCGCAAGGCGTCTCGTTTTTGGATGGATGGACCTATACCAAAGCAAAAGGCGTGCTCTCCAGGACGACGGATTATGAAAATCCCAGCCCTGGATTGCATACAGTGGGGTACTCAAGGGAAAAGTACAAGCAGCGTAAGCTGCTTAATGCGTTTCCCACCCCAAAATTCACTGTGCCGGACCTCTCGATCTCGAAAGGTCAAGTCGCTTCGGCGATGGCACTCCTGTGGCAACGCACCTTCGGGCGCTAGCCACGTCAACACATTGGGCAATTCTTGTCCTCCGTGTAAACCTCAACCAGCTTACAGAAGCTGAGGAGTCAATATGACCGACATAGTCCTTACGGACGATGCCGCCACTCCGGTGGATCACACCTTCACTCCGGCTCGCAACGAGCCGGACTCGATGCTCTACGAGAATCGAGAGACGGGGATCTACGTCGGGTACGGGAAGCTTTTTCTCGCACTCCGCCGTCCGACCGGAGCCAACGCCCGGAACCTCAAGGCGGTAATCCGCCTCGAGCGTCCCGTCCTGAAGCAGGTGTCGGGAGCCGACGTCGGGGGTTTCACCCCCGCCGCCGAGCTCGACTACCGACCCGTCGCCGAGTGCGTTTTCACGTTCCCGGACAAGACGACCCTGCAGCAGAGAAAGGACATCCACAAGATGTTCAAGGATGCACTTCAGGAGTCACAGGTCGAATCCCTCATCCAGAACTACGTGGTGCCGGCAGCCTAAGCATCGGCTGCTACACCAAGCAATTTCCTGGTTGAAGGAAGGCCTACCCGAAGGCGTTTAACGCACTAGGGTAGCTCAAAGATCTGAGCTGTGACGGAGGGCGTTGACCACTCATGAGTACTCATAAGTGGTGGCAACCGCGAACGCGGTTGTCATGGCGTGCATACGCTGAACGTGTTTACGAGGCTTTGGACACCCCGGTGTCCCTCAGCTGTTACTTAATGCTGAAGTACGGTGAATTTGATCAGCTTGCTGGTCACGCCGTGCGGCCGAGTGACTACGTGTCACCTACCGATTTCTATCGTGATTATCAGAGTGTGAAGCTCCTTGGGAAGTTCGAAAGACTTCCTGTGGATGCAGATCCGACGAGAGCCGCGATGGAAAAATTCATCGAAGCTGAGGTCAGCTGCGCTGAGGTGAACGAGACTTGGAAGAATGGCTTCAGGGGTCTTGAAACAACCCCTGACGTTGCCGCGGTATTGTTCCGCGCCCAACGTAAAATAGCCACAATTCTGGGTCCCGTTCCTGATTTGCAGCACCTTGACTTTCGATTCGGTCCTGGTGCAGCGTTTGGCGTGCGGAAGAGAACCTCCGCATACAACAAGTTAGCCTCCGTTCCGGAGGCGACCTTTACTATGCTGCCGATCCTGGGAGCTCTCCGAAGAGAGTTCCCGTCCTGGTTAGGCCTAGGCCCTATCAGGATCAAAAAGCAGTTGGGATCGGAGCTCACGTTTGTACCTAAAAACGCTTTGACCCATCGCTCAATCTGTATTGAGCCGTTGCTGAACGGCTTATACCAGAAAGGCTTTGGATCATATATGCGCGAGAGGCTGAACCGTTTCGGTGTGAACCTTAACGATCAGTCAATCAATCAAAAGATGGCTCAAAGAGCTCTGGACCACCAGCTTTGTACGGTGGACTTTTCCAGTGCCTCTGACAGCATCGCGTATATGCTCGTCCTTAATCTCTTACCGATAGATTGGTTCGAGGCTTTGGATGTTGCTCGCTGTCCTAATTATTCTGTGGACGGCAGCTGGTACGCTTTTCATAAGTTTACCAGCATGGGCAACGCATACACGTTTGAACTTGAGACCCTGATCTTTTATGCACTTGCTGTTAGTGCGTGCGAGATTATGGGTATCGAGTACAAAACGCAGGAAAACCTGCATGTGTATGGGGATGATGTCATCATCCCAAGAGCAGCGTTTCACCTCTTCCAAGAGGTATGTAGTCTGTGTGGCTTCTCAATCAACGCCGAGAAGTCTTTCTTACAGGGCCCGTTTTTCGAGTCCTGCGGACAAGACTACTTTTTAGGTACCCAGGTACGTCCCTTTATGCTTAAAAGGGACATCTCTTCTCTCGAGGGTATGTACTATGCAACGAACTGCATTCTCCGAGCGATCTCCACGTTGGAGAACGCGTCCACGGCTACTGTTGTGGGCGCTCGCATCGGCAATGTCGTTCGCAGCTTACACGATGTACACCGATGGTGTGTTTCGTGTATCCCTCGTAAGTACCGCTTCCTCGGCCCAGCTGGCCATGGAGACGGACACTTGGTGGCTGATTTTGACGTGGCCCTCCCTGCCCAGAAACGGGAATTGGGAGGACACGTCTATCGTACAATCAGCCGCAAGCCCAATCGAGTGCAATTCAGCGGGCGAGAATTAATACCTCTCGCATATCCGCTTTATCACTCGGGGCTTGATCCCTTTGATCTGAAAGAATATCTCAGATCGATTGGGAATCGAGAAGAGTACCCGTTCGATTTTCCTCGGCCGCCTGACAACGGCAAAGGATACGATGTCAGAGGTGGCACCCAATACAGAGTGATTAAAACTACTCTGTACGGTGATTGGCCTCTGGCGCCGACCATTTGGTCGGATGAAGCTATTGCCCTCGTGGTGATGGTGGATTTCGTGAGGAAATCTCGCAAGAGAAGACCTCGGTTGAACAAACGGAGCGTGACTAAAGCGCGAAGCTAAGCGCATTAGGTCAGCTTGGCTTCTTGCCAAGCATTTCCCCATTTGGGTGGAGGGGCAAAACCTAGCCCTTTAAATTGGAATCAGCTGCG